CAATTCAATCGTCCGCAAAATCTTAAAGGCACGTCATATTTGAATATTCCGCACATGCGCGGTGCAACTACTGGAACTAAAACAGGTTACCTTGTCTGCAAAGTAAGAAAATGGGATGGAACAACAGAAACAGAAATAGCATCAGCAACTTCTAAAACCATTTCAGGCACAGCAGGAGTTTCAACCGGCAAGGCAATACATAATATTCCCATCATTATTCCCCTGACACATTTTAAGAAAGATGATACTTTAAGGTTGACTATTGAAGCCTGGAATGATGCTGCAGATGGAGATTTTGCTTATGGAATAGACCCTGCAGACAGGACAAATGCATGGTTTAAGAAAGTGCAGGGGATGGATACATCAAAATCTACGATAAATGTTCCTTTTGTATTAAAAACTTAAAATGGCAGAAACAGACATAGGACAAACAACAACAACGAGCATGAAGGGCGGAGTTCCTGACTTTAAAGTCCAGCCGAGAACTATCGACGAAGCCCAGATACAGCCAGAAACATATTGGTATAATAGCAAATGGTCTGAATATCTTGGTTATCTAAAAACAATTCCCGAATACAGAAATGCGGCAAGGGCTTTGGCTATCTATGCATGCGGAAGAGGATGGACTTGTCCTTTGGATAAAGATACTGCAGTTCTTGAAAGAATAAGGGGCTGGGGAGAGGATACAATAGACAGCATTTTACAGATGATGATTATTGTGAAAAAAACTAATGGCGATTCTTATGCGGAAATCATCAGACCAGAAGGCACTCTACTTAATTTAAAGCCATTAAATCCCGCAAGAGTTCGGCACGTCATAGACCCAAAAGGCATTATTATTGGCTATGATATTTTAAATGGGGAGAAGGATAAGGAAAAATGGGAAAGAATGGAGCCTGCGGAGATTTTTCATCTTTCAAACGACAGGATAGCTAATGAAATTCATGGAACATCTGTTTTAGAAGCATGCAAATGGGTCATAGATTGGAAAAACGAGATAATGTCTGATTTAAGAAGGCTTATGCACAGAAGTTCTGTGCGTATTATTTATGTTGATTTTGATAATGCTTCTAAATTATCTACAATAAGAAGTCAGTGGAATACCGCAATAAAAGACGGAGAAGTTGTCCTTTTGCCTGGAAAGAAAGGCATTGATTTCGAAGTTGTTGATTATCCTATACCGCCAACAGGTGCATATCTCGAAGTCCTTAGGTTCGTAAATAACTACTTCTACGAGGTTTTGGGAACAAGTAAAATCATTACTGGCGGAGTTGAAGGCACGACAGAAGCTAATAGTAAGATGGGTTATCTTAGTTTTGAGCAGCCATACATGACAGAGCAAAGACTTTTAGAGCAAGATATATTAAATCAACTTGGATTGGAAGTTAAATTTAACAGGCCTGTAAGTTTAAAGGAAGATATGCAGACTTCAGAGGCAGCCAATACGGGACAAGTCGGATTTCAGCCAAATGAAACGCAGGCACAGGTAGGAAGAACAGAATGAAAATAAAAGAAAACGGACATAAAGCAACAATAGAAACCATGATAAATACTGCAGCGTTAGCCTTAACATCTTTTGCAGTTTTCACTTTAACACAGAATAACGATGGCTGGGAGCAATGGATTAAGGGATTGATTTTGTTATTAATTGGAATGGGGTTGGAATTTATTAAATATAAAGGGAGACAAAGAAAACTATGGTAACTAAAAAGAAGTTCGTTGACCCGGGATTGAATGACCCTAATAGACAGCAAAGCATTCCGCCCGAGTTTGGCGGGGTTAAAACAAACCTGCCGACAAGTCCAATAACAACCAAAGACACTTCTGTAAATCCTGATGAGCCCGCTTCTTTATTGGAAAATACAACTATGACGGGAGAGAGGGGGAGGCCGTTTGGAATAACAAAAGGCGGAAGGACATTTTTTATCCAAGGCTCTGATTTAAGCTTATTCCAGCAGCAGCAAGCAGAAAAAGAGGCATTGTCTGGGGGAGCAACGCAGGGTGCAATACCCTTGAGAGAGGCACTTGCACAGAGAGCAGATATGCAAGCAAGACAAGAGTTACTATCACAATTAGGTCCGCAAGCCGGTTTATTACCAGGTGTTGATTTATTAACTGCTCCATTAATTTCAAAAACTACTGTAGCACAAGCTTTTGCTGCTGGTGGAATTGCTGCGGGAACTACAGCAGCAGCCACAGCTATAACGGGACCTGTAGCACTGGGAGCAGCAGCAGCGGTTGGAGTAACCACTACCGTCGGAACCTTTATATCAAAAATTACTGTTGAACAAAGGCAAAATGTCAAGGAAGCAAATACAATCTTTTCACAATCCCAGCAAAATATGGTTGCTATAATAAATAGGCTTAATGGAGACCCAAATTATTCCCCTGAACAAGCTTTAAGAGATTGGAACTCTGAACTTTATAATATAGAAGTTGCTGGAATAAATTTAAGGAAATTAACAGAAGAGCCAACAAGAAAGGTTTTGTCTGGTGGCGGAGAAGAAATGATTAGATATAATCTTTGGAAGTCGGGGGAATTTCCAAGTCTTCAGGCAAAATTCATTAATGCCTTTGCTAATCCAAATCCAAACTCTCCCTTCCTGACTTATATTCCTGAAACAGAGTAAAATATATAAACTCTATATATGTATATATATGATGGTAGAAGATGAACAAACGCAAAACGTCGTCGAAGAGAAGCCAGCACAAAGCCTCGCTGAAATCTACGACAAGATTAAAGCCGAGAACGACAGGACAGAAGTTAACCTTAAGAGAATGGAAGAACTTGCTGCTCGCAACCTCTTGGGCGGCAAATCCGACGCTGGTTTACAACCGGCTGTAAAAGAGGAAACACCGAAGGAATATTCAGAAAGGATTTTAAAAAATGGGTGAAATCAGGATGCTCGTAAGAGGGCATATTGACCACGTCGAAAAGTTTATACGTCACTTAAGAAGCCAATGGTTTCCTCTTAAAATCAAGCATAAATTAAAGGACGAGTTTGGAAAAGAGTTTGAAGTTGATTCTGTTACAAAAGTCGAAGGAATTGTTAATGAATATAAAATGATTGGGTTTACCTGCCCTGATGAATTCATTCAACCTGTATGTAATAATCTTGGATTACCGACAGATGAAACATGGTTTGATACCGGAGAAAAGAAAGAGGGAACAGGAAACTCTTTTATGTCTGGCTTCGGAATTAAAGGATATTTGGAAGGCTTGAGGCTTGCTTTTGGAGATAAGAAGATTAAAAAGGATTTAACTAAAGGTTATTGGGCTCAGCCAATATACAGGGACCATGTAAACGTCCTTGGCATTGGATATAAATCCGACGGAAAAATTAAGACTGCAGTAGGAGAGCATGACAGGATTTGAGATTATTGCATTAATTCTTGGATTTTATTTCGCATTTCTAAAAACTTATCAATTATGGAAAGAGGGAAAGATATTTAAATAAGTGATTTGTTATTTCTCTAACATGGGAAGTTCAAATCCCATGCTTGAACTTCTCGTGCAAAATCATAAATGGCAAACGAACACGCATTATTGACGCAAAAGACTTTTCCTATTTCTATGACAGTTGCTAACGCTACTGGAATTGAAAAGGGAACTTTGCTCGCTTTTTCCGGTGGTGGTTCTAATACTGCCGCTGCATGTTTCGCAACAGATGCAAGATTAGCAGGGATTTTATATACTGAGAAGGTAGCCAATGATGGAAATACACAGGCTGCAGTTCTTACAGGCCCTGGAGATGAATTAAAAGCCTTTGCTTCCGGTGCAATTTCATTCGGAGACCCTGTCGGTTCTTTCTGGACTGCAGGTGCTACCCAATTCCCAAATTATCTCAGAACCCTCTCAGGAGCGTTATCTCTTTCAGGTGCAGTAATCTTAGGATATTCAAAAGAAAATGTCACAAATGGGCAGTCATTCAAATACGTATTAAATATACAGACGCCATCTTATTCAATATCTTAAATTAAAATGCCAGATACATTAGGACAATTAGAACTTCGTGGATTGGATGTTGACAAGTTAGCCAAGGGCTTCGCTGATAGTGAATTTGTATTTAAGAATTTTCTTACAGTTACTCCAACTTCTACAAGAGAACAAAGATGGTATAGAAAAACTTCCGGTGTTCTTGATAGCACAGACACATCTAATATTACAGCCTCGCAAATTGTAGGTTCTGCATTTGGAACACTCCCGCCAATAGCAGAGCAGTCAGCAACAAGGTTGTCTTCTTATATAAAGCACTTTGCTGTTGAAAGTCCATGGTTTACTTATGCAGATATAAGAGATAGTGATTTAGATATGCTTGCTATTAATGTTAGGGATTTAACGAGGTCTATTCAAAATCAGGTAGATTACAGAATATTTGATGTTCTTTCCGGTGCTGTTGCTTTATCGGGAGCTGCTGCCGGAACAGGATGGGACGATGCAACAAATGGAAATCCTATATTGGATTTGCTTTCAGGAGCAACAGAAATCGCTATTCAGAACTATGACATAAGTAATCTTGTTGTATTGATGAACCCAAGACAATATAAGAACTTATTA